ATAATGGGAACGCTTTACCGCCCCATCGACAAACGCGTAGGTGCGAAGTACACAATCGTTCCACACAACAAAGCAACGCGCGAGCAGGTGCAACACTACGTCGAGCAAATGACACTCGAACAATTCAACGGTGCGATGCTTTTTTTTTCGACTTTGCTCAACGAACTAAGCAACACTTCGCTAGATTATTTGGAGAGCGAAGTCAAGAAGCTGACGCAGGAGTTGACGCAGGAATTGACGACCGCGAAGGACTGAATCAGGTCTTAGGTCGCTACGGTTGGTATCACCTTTTCATGGAAGCGTGCGGACGCGACATAACTAAATTGGACGCAATTACGGAAAAAAGCGCGTGGGAGATATTTACTTATATGACTTACCTAATAGATTACAATTATGTCGAACGTTCAAAGCTACAACGCCTTAATAGATAGATTCCACGCATTCGCGTCGGGACACTTTATTCTTAAAAGATTTTCACACGGGCAGATTGAAGTCTCCGACCTTGAAAAGTTTGGTGAATATCCATTCATGCACGTCGTGCCTTCGAACGTGACGTATGCAAAAGGCATGAAGACGTTTAGTTTTCAGATTGTCCTTGCAGATTTACCACGCGACAAAGAAGATAAACCCGAATACCAACGCGAAGTATTAAGCGACCTTCAACGGATCGCGGAAGACTTGGTTGCGGAAATTACGAACCACCGAATGTTATTTGGTGACTTAATCACAGTACAAAACGTTTCGTTAGAACCATTCCTCGAAGAATTTCAACACACGCTAACGGGTTGGACGATTAGTCTTGACTTACTCGTCCCTTATTATTGGGACGCGTGTTCTATTCCTGCGGAGTGGAACGACTTCTTCGAAAGCGGAAGCGGTGGCACGGGTTCGATACTAACGTTCATTGATAGTATTAATCGCGACAACAACGGTAACGTGTCGCTTGTCAACGACGAAGAAACACCAGCACCAAACTATTACTACGGAACGGACGACGAAGGTGTTCGTGGTTGGTATTTAACAGAAGGCGGCGGTGGGTTGACGTGTGAAACGATTGGTGACTGTCAAACGATTATTGACATGGAAATTGCTATTGAGGCGCTCGATGCAGAAATTATTTTGAAGGCTGACATAACGAGCATAAGCGCGGTTGGTTTCTCGAATGATTACAACGACTTGGATAATCAACCAACGATACCAACAGCGTTGCCACCCAACGGCGCAGCAGGTAGCGACTTGTCAGGCACTTACCCGAACCCAACAGTACACCGCGTTCACGGAATAGATTTCCAAAGCGGCACGCCAACAGCAGACGACGTGTGGGTGTATGGTGGTTCGCCTGCAAAATGGCAGCATCAACAATTAAACGCTTCGCAAGTTGATAACGATTCGAGCGTAACGGGTACAAATGTTGACGACGCGCTTGAACATTTAGACACAAACAAAGTTGCCTCAACGCGAACAATAAGCACAACAGCACCTCTTAGCGGTGGCGGTGATTTGTCAGCAAATAGAACGCTGTCTATTGCGCAAGCGACAACAAGCGTTGACGGATATCTTAGCGCAACGGATTGGGCAACATTCAATTCAAAACAAGTAGCTATAACAGGAGCGGCAACCACTATAACAACGGCAGATTTAACAGCATCAAGGGTACTTGTTTCAGATGCCAGCGGCAAAGTAGCCGCCAATGCAGTAACAACAACAACGCTTGGCTTCTTAGATGCAACCAGCTCAATTCAAACTCAGTTAAATGCCAAAGGTTACGCAATGGGCGGTAACTTAAATGGAAGTACCATTGCTATTGGTACAACCTATATTGGAATTGGTACAGCCACTACAACCACAACAGAAACGGCACGTAGAACTTCCGTATTAGCAGGAACGGTAAGCAGACTTTTTTTAAGAACTTCTGGAGTTATGACAGGATCAATGGCTATAACGCTAATGAAAAACGGAGTAGCTACGGCAATGACATTTACTATTGCAGCCACTTCGGTAGGGGCTTTATACAGCACTACTTCAAACACTTTTACCGTAGTGGATGGAGACGAATTAAGTATAAGAATTGTGCAATCTACTGCGACAAGTAGCGGCGTTGCATCTTTTGGATTTCACATTAAGTAAAAATATGAATTACACATACGCACCAATACATGACAGCAGCTTATTTGAGCTTCGTGTTAATGAAATAATTTTTATTTTAGATAGCGAAGACGATGCTTACTCAAAGATGATAGCAGATTTTGTAGATGATAAAAAGATAAAACACTTCGTTGCTTTATTGCTTGATGATCCTGCTACGGCTTTTGAAATTTACAACAATGCCTAACGAACAAAGCGCACCCAACTTCTTCGCGGTTGTCAACGACATGGCTAAACGCTTTGTTGAATTGATGCAATCCGATTATCGCATGAAGCGAAAAGTGGGACGCAACTACACCAACGCGGTTGCAAGTGGAACGCTCGAAAAGTCGCTCGCTTATCGGTTGCAAATCAAAGGACAGTCAATAAACATTTCGGTCTTTGCAAAAGGCAAAGCGGGACAATACTTTTTGTTTCGTGAAAAGGGCGTGAATGGAACGCAGAAGTCGCAAGGCGCACCGTACTCATTCAAACGCGGAAGCGGAAGCAAACCCGCGAAAGGTCAAATGTCGCCTATGCAACAAGCCATTTACGACTGGATGTCGATAAAAGGAATACGACTACGCGACAAGTCAAGTGGAAAATTCAAGAAGTCAACGGAAGAACTGAAACAAACGGTTGCAAAACTGATAATGTTTAAAGTTCGTCGCGACGGAATAAAGGGGTGGAACGCGTTTGAATATGCATACGAAAACATTTGGGACGAATACGAATCGAAGGTGGTTGCAGCATACGGAAAGGACTTCAACGCAGTTTTAGAAAATCAATTAAAAGATATAAAATAATGGCAATTACAATAGACGACCAACCATACGAATACACGCCAGTCGGTCAACGATTGATGCTCGTTGCATCTTCAACCAACGTAGCAAACGTAGGGTTTCGCTTCGTGTTCGACTTCGGAAGTTTCACGGTCAACGTACAACCCAACGCAAGTAACAAGGGAATGTTAGACCTCGCGCCGATATTCCGCGAAGCATTACAACACGATGCGGGTGGTGTCCCAAACGAAGGAATAAACCCTGAAGACACAAGCGTTGCGAATATTAGTTGCGTGGTTCGCGAAGGGTGGCTCGTTGACGGAGTGTTCGAAATAAGCAATACTGGAGAAGCGGCAATAAACGACGTGTATGCGTTCCTTGCTGAATATCAAGTTGCCGACGGGTATAAGCCAAACCCAAACGCACGCTACGCGTTAAACTCAACGAACAAATATTTGTTAAGCGAAAGAACAACGGACACGCACAAATGGAGCGAAGCGGCGGCGCGTGGATTGTCAAGCAACTACGTTTATATTCCAACGCGATTAGCTGATTGGGGGCAATTGTATTGCATAAATAACAACGGGCTTTTAGCCGACAACGACGCGGACATTTTAGCTGTTACAACTTACGACAACAATAACGCAATTATAGAGACTGTGAAATATACTTTGTTTACAAGCGACAATCATGTTTCTCGTTTAGGCGCATACCCGCCCAATTTAATTAACGACAATTTAGATTTCACGAATGTTAAATACTACATTATTCAAGCGGGAGAAGAAATTTTGTTCCCCGTTTACACAGCCGCTTCACGCGCCTATTGTTTTTATCTTGTCGGCGATGATTGTCGCTTTGACAATGTTCGTTTGGGTTGGACGAACACTTGCGGTGGTGTGGATTATTTCAACTTCACGAAGAAGTCGGAGCTATCTTTCAACTACGATCGTAAGCAATACCAAAAAGTAGTTGGTTCGTACAACGAATCGACGTTCGGTTTTAACACCCACGACAGAGGAACAACAGACCGCTACGTCACAACAACAAAAGGACTGCAAATAAATAGCGATTGGGTTTCGGTTGGTGAATTTCAATTGTTACAAACGCTTTGTCGTTCCAACGACGTGTTTATAATTAACGACGACGGCACGATGACACCTGTTCTTATTGACACTCAGAACTTTGTTATTAAAGACGAAAGATATTCAAAACTTTACAATGTTACTTTGAATCTTAAATACTCACAACCCGTTGGCTTATGATGAACCAAGTGATACTAACGCTAACGGACAGCGTTCACGGCAGCAGCGCTCAAATAGACCTTTACGAAAACGAAAAGATGCACTTGAACTACAAGTTCACGGACATTACAAATTTCAGTTCGGTAGGCAATTACTCGCAGGAGTTTCGCATTCCAGCAAGCGTGACGAATGTAAACTTCTTCGGTGCTATCTTCAACGTTAATTTCGACGGTTGGTTTGACTTTAGAAAGAAGGTGACTGCTACAATAACGGTGAACACAATACCCATTGCAAGCGGACATATTCAAGTTAAAAAACTTTATTGGCAAAGCGGTAAACTATTCGAGTTCGAAGTTGTGTTCTTCGGTGAAGTTCCAAACCTCGCTCGCTTGTTGAACGAAAAGAAATTGAAAGACATTGAGAGCATTGTCGCTGGCGACCTCGACTACGATTTACTTCATGAATTTGTTGAGACACCACCCAACGAACACACGATTCTAACGTTGTGCGACAAGTGGAATTTAACAGCAACTTCGACGTTAGGACAGCCCGTTTACGCGTCAAGCATTCCTTACGCCTTAAAGGCAGGACATTTAACTCCTGCGGTAAAGGCGCAATACTTGTTCGACAAAATAATGAACGACGCAGGAATACAATTCGTAAGCGACAACCTTTCGGACTGTTTAGATAACGTTTATGTTCCGTTTGTGAACGGGCAATACTTAGATAGTTCGTTTGGGTTAAACGACATTGCAAGTACGTTGGCATATGCAACAACTCAAACGTTTTCTTTTATACCAACAAACAACATTAAGAATCTTTATTTACCATTAACTGAATATGAAGATGCGGGGAACGATTGGAGTGGTGGTATTTATACCGCCCCTTTTAGCGGTCAATTTACTTTTCGAATTTGGGCAAACGGAACGGCAACTTCCTCAGGAAATAACTATGTAACCAATTTAATTTTGAGTTATTTCTATTATGTCAACGATGTTTTTGTAGATTCTTCATTTAATAATTTTGTAGATAATTCAAATTTATATTCACACACTTTCTTAAAAGATAATACAGTTACTCTTTCTTTAAATGAAGGAGATACTTTGAAAATAAAATTTGAAGGTATAAGCGGAGCAAATAACACTTCGAGTTTTAGTATTGATTTTGTAGGTAACGGAGCAAACGATTACACAGGAACGGGCGTTGAACTTGTAAGCGTTGGAACGTCGCTAATTGGTGACACCTGCGTAATGAAGTACAACGCTCCCGACATGAAGCAAATCGATTTTATAACGTCAATACAAAAGATGTTTAACCTTGTCTTCGTTCCCGACCGCTCACTTCCAAACACTTTGAGAATTGAACCAATGGTTGAGTATATCGGAAGCGGAAACACGCTCGACTGGACGCAGAAACTCGACCTTTCGAAAGACATAACTTACTACCCAACAACCGACCTACAAAAAGCGAAGTTCAGTTTTACATACGCCGAAGACAGCGATTACTACAACACCGTTTACAAAGACAACGGGCGTATTTATGGAACGTATAACGTAACGGAAAGCGACTTCGAAGTAATTAACGAGTTTGCAACGGGCGAAGAAAAAGTTGAGTTGGCGTTCGCGTCCACACCTTCTGCGCCTGTTCAAAACACCGACGTCGTTGTTCCTAAATTCTTGAACTCAGAAGGACAATTCGTACAACCAAAACCGCGCATACTTTATTATTTTTCGAACTTTAATGTAAACGTTTACAACGAGGTGACAAATGCTATTCAAAACACAGCGGTTAGGTGCTTGAATAATTACTCGATAATGAACGCAACGGTTACGGATAAAGACCTGAACTTTGCTCCCGAAATACCTATTCACACAATCATAGCGAACCCATACGAGAACCTTTACAACCGTTGGTGGCGTAACTACTACCGCGAACTTTACGACGGTCAGGCGCGCATCTTAGAAGGTATGTTCGCGCTAACGCTAAACGACATATTCACGTTTCAATTTAGCGATAAGATATGGATTGTTGATTCGTGGTGGCGCGTGCTAGACATCGAAGGTTACGTTGTTGGCGAACAAGACATGACCAAAGTAAAACTCATTCGTATTCTCGAAGTTGAAAACGACTGCGACCTTATTCCCGTTTCTAATAACTTAAACGGGACAATGAATTGGGAAACAAACGGTGGTGATCCTGCTGTAATTAACGAAGAATGTTGTCTTCGTTTCGGTTACAACTGGAACATCGCAAAGAACGATTGTTTCTCGCAGCCAAACGGCGGCACGCGTTCATTCATCACGCAACAAGTACCTTCGTTAGCACCGACGCAATTCGGCGCACCTGTGAGCTTCAACGCGTCCATCTCACAACCCGTTCGAACAATAACGACGGACTACGTTGTAACAAGTTTTGACCGCGTTTTATTCGCAGACACAACAGCAAACGGCATAACTATTTACTTGCCTTCTGCAACAACAACGGCAGGACGTGAATTGATTATTCAACGCGTTGTTTCGGGTGCGAATCCACTAACGGTACAAGCATACACAGGCGAGACGGTCGAAGGTAGCGGAAGCGTGACGTTAAGCGCGGCAGGTGACACAATAACAATAATAAGTAATGGAACAGACTTCAAAGGAACAAGTACAAAGTAAGGCAGGCGCAATGGTCGCTTGTTTAGAGTTCATCAAATTGAACATGAAAAGTGAAAGCGAGTTCGGACGCATCGCAAGCGGTAAAAATAAACTACCGAAATGGATGTGTCGGTTGCATAAGTTGACACCAATTTACGTAAACGTCGCCTTTTGGATATTTATATTTTATATAATCCTATTCTAAGATGGCAACAATTGATTTAGTAGTAAATAGTAACGGTGTAAATGTTCTTAATCAAACGACTGTTGCTGCGGAAGAAACAGCGGAAGCGGTTAAGTCGTTAAACCAACAATACACAGCTCTCAAAAAACAGCAGGAGCAATTTAAGCCAAACACCAAAGAGTTTAAAGAATTGACTCAGCAAATGGCTGAGTTGAAGAAGCAAATGAAAGAGTCTGCGGACGCTGTTGCTCAAAACACTCAACCTGCCATTGAAGGTCTTCGTGGTACATTCGGAACAATGAAAGATCAAGTAATGAACTTCAATTTTGAAGGTCTGACTGAATCATTAAAATCTTTCACTTCAAACCTTGCGCGTGTTAATGTTTCAAGCCTTACAGGATCGTTGAAGGCAATGTTAGCAGCAGGTGTTCAAGGGTTCAAAACTTTAGGAAATGTCATTAAGCAAAACCCTATCTTTATTTTAGTGGGTGTCATTATTGGAATTATTGCATACTGGAAAGAGTTGAGCGACTTAGTTAGTGGAAAGAAGGGAATGTTGGAAAGTCTTAACAAACAAGCGGACGCATTAAAAACACAGGAGCAATCGTTAACGCGTCAACTAGCGTTGCAAAAAGCGTTAGGCGAAGGCGCGGCTTCTATTTTACGAACCGAACTAGCAATGCTTGCAAACAAACAAAAGCAAGCGGAAGTTGCAATGAAGATAGCTATTCTTGAAGAAGACAAGGTGAAGTTTTTAGAGGCACAGCAATCGCAGTTACAGGCTATTAATGAATTAGAGATTAGAAAGGTAAAGATTAACACTGATGCACAAGCACTATTAGATAAGATTCGTGCAGGCACTGATGATCAATACAATAAACAGCTTCTACAAAATCAGGCATTTAGCGAATACAAAGCACGTACTGAGGAGCTTAGTGTATTGCAGCAATTAAATAACGAAAGAGCAGCTCAGCTAAACAACGAGATAGCTGCTGCACGTAGAGCTGGTAACAATGCTTTAGCAGATGATTTAGTTTTACAAAGAGAATCTTTAAAGCTTCAGAACATTAGCCTGCAATCTAACAAAGATGAGATATGGAATGCAGGAGAGGCAGCTAAATCTGAGGTAAAGACAGAGAAAGAACTTGAGGCCATTGCTAAAGCTAAGGCAGCAGCAGCGGAAAGGAAGGCTAAGGCAGATGCTGAGAGCAAGAGAATAAGAGATGAGGCAGTAGCAGTAGATAAAGAGATAACAGCCATAGAGAAGGCTTTAGCAGATTCTAAAAAGACTGAGCAAAAGAGAGAGATAGATGATTTACTCGCTGCTCAGAAAGTAAGAGAGGATGCCTATAAAGCAGATAAGAGAAGTGCTGAAGATATGCGCTCTTTAAATATTGCTCATTCTATGGAGATGCAACTATTACTTGAGAAGTATAAGAAGATAAATCAAGATGCAGCGGATGTAGATAAAGCTAAAGAAACAGAAGCAGCAGCAGAGAGATTAGCAGCAAAGCAATTAGAGCTAATAGAATTGCAGGCTGTTATAGATGCAGCTGACGAAGGAAATTTTCAAGCAGGATTAAGCAAGCAGGAGCAGGAGCTAATGGCTCAACAAGATTACTACTTTCAGCTTAAAACTCAAGCGGAAACGGCAGGTTTAGACACCGCAGCATTGATTGAAGAACAAGGACGCAAAGAAAATGAAATAAAAGACAAGTACCGCAAAGAAGACGAAGATAAACAACAAGCAACGCAAGATTTTAGATTGAAGCAATTAGGCGAATCATTCGCAGCACTTGGAGCGTTAAACGACGCGTTCACAAAGAAGGGACAACAACAATCAAAGAAACAATTTCAGATTCAAAAAGCGTTGAATCTTGCGTCCGCTGTCATCGATACTTACGGTGGTATTAACAGAGCGTTAAACGACAAGACAATGCCTTCCACAACGGCGCGTATTATACAAGCCTCAATAGTTGGCGCAATGGGTTTAGCTAACGTACTAAAAATATCCAAGACTGAATACGGAAACGCAAGCGCACCTTCGGGACCATCACCAAGCTCGGGCGGTGGTGGCGACGCAGGAACAACAGCTCCTTCGCCTGCGAACTTTGCCTTCTTGCAGAACCAACCCAACCAACAACCACCGCTTCAGGCATACGTCGTTGGAACGCAGGTGAGCAGCAATTTAGAAGCACAACAATTAATTCAAAACCAATCACGATTAGGAGGATAAAAATATGAACAAAAAAATTAAAGTAATTGAATACGGAATTGACGACGCTGGTTTGTTAGGCGTGTTTGCGATTAGCGTTGTTGAACAACCTGCAATCGGTGTGGACTTCGTTGCACTATCAGAACAACACGTTGTTAAGTTCAAAGAAGATTTTAGAGGTCTGTTGTACGGTGCTTTGCTTATTCCTGACCAACTCATTTATAGACGCGACGACAAGACCGAAGAAGAATACTATGTGAAGTATTCGAAGGACACCATTCGCGCTATTGCTTACAATTACTTAAAGCAAAACATGACCAACAACGCAACCGTTGAACACGCGAAAGTTGTTGAAGGTGTGTCGCTTGTTGAAACGTGGATAATCGAAGGCGAAAACGACAAGTCTAAGAATTTCGGCTTCGACCTTCCAGAAGGAACGTGGTTCGGTTGTATGAAAGTCGAGAACGACGAAGTGAAGAAACAGATTCAGAACAAAGAAGTTCTTGGGTTTTCAATCGAAGGAAACTTTGCCGTTGAGAAAGAAATGTATTTAAGCGCGCAAGAAAAATTTGCAGAAGGTCAACCGCATTACACCGCTGACGGGAAGTTGTACGAAGGTCCTACTCATAAGAACAACGACCGACTTATGACAGGCGCGGAGCATACCGAAGAAAGTGAATACTTGTATCACGCTGACGAACTCGAAAATTTAGATTTAATCGTTGAGATAGAACAAGCCATTCAAGAAGAAATAGACGCGCGTTACGACGACTACATGAACGCGGTGAACATGACCTATTCAGAACTTAAAGCATGGTCAGAAACGGAATGTTCGCAGTTAGCTTCACTTGATCGTGGACCGATAAACAGAAACCTTGATTTGCTGCAAACGAACAAAGCCGATTGGAACGACAGCCACTACGAAGACGCAGGAAAGACAATCGCGTTTATCAATCGTATGCGCGAGAACGACGCAGGCGACATTTTAGAAGATAGCAACGGGAACGTCTGCGGAAGCAAAAGAACTATTTCACTTTTGAATTGGGCATACGATCCGAACAAGTAAATGAACATCGAAGCAGGGGGGTTTCTGAAGGTCGAACTATTCAACGACGACGCAACGCTGTTTCTAAACGCACTCACTAAGATTACAAACGAGAGCGGTAAAATGGGTTTTAAGACCTATGGGTTGAATGAACAAGAGGTGAAGGTACTGAATGACATTCTCGAAAACTTAGGATAAAAAAAACGGGGGTAACTACTCCCCCGTTCAAACCTAAAATCAAAATGTAATCAATGAAAAATCGAATTACGAAACAAATATACCTGTTTTTATATCTACTAATCAAACAAACAATTAACAGAATTATGAACTTACGAGAAAAAGTAAACGCACTATTCGCGAAACACAACGTATCACTCACAGCGGAAGAAACCGTTGTTGACGTCAAGCAAATGGTTGAGGCAATACTTGCAGACGGAACAAGCATTTATTCCGACAGCGACACTTGGGCGCCTGGCGTTCGTGTATTATCAAAGGACGCAGACGGCAATGAAGTCGTGGTTGCGGACGGAGAATACACAACAGCGGAAGGCGTTATTGTAGTCGTTGCAGACGGACTACTTGTTGAACTTAAGCCAATGGTTGAAGAAGAACCAGAAGTAGAAGTTGAAGAAGAAAAACAATCTACTGAGGTTGTTGTTGACGAATCATTAAACGCAGAGGTTGAAGGACTTCTTTCGTTGGTTGCAAAACTAGAAAGCGAACTTTCAGACGCTAAAAAAGCGAATGAGAATCTTTCTTCTGAAGTAACAAAATTAAGCGCGCAACCTGCCGCGACTTCAATCAAAGAAGTAAAGCAAGCAAAACAAACAGCTTCGAAGCCATACGCTAAAATGTCGGCTGAAGAACGTTTTGTATTTCACCTTAAAAAATAAAAAAACAAACAATAAAAAATGGCTACTACAACATCATTAACTACGACCTACGCAGGTCGTGAAGCAGCAGGATATATCCGCGCTGCGTTTTTAAGTAACGAGTCTTTGACTGCGGTTACAATCAGAGAGAACATTGAATACAAGCAAGTTATTCGCAAGTTAGTTGACAACGTTTCTTTCGAAGCTCCAACGTGTGACTTCACACCACTTGGAACGGTTACATTAACCGAGCGTATCTTGACACTTGAAAAATTCCAAGTTCACAGACAATTGTGCAAAAAAGATTTTTTACAAGATTGGGAAAGTTCTTCAGAGCAAAACGGACAACTTCACGCTTCATTGTCTGACGCTATTATAGCCAACGTAATGGCAGGTGTTGCAGCTCGCAACGAGGTCTTGATATGGCAGGGTGTTAACGCTAACTCTGGCGAGTATGCAGGTTTCGAAACATTGTTCTTAGCTGACAATACTGTCCTTGACGTTGCTGATCCAGAAGCTATCACTTCTGCAAACGTTATTGACGAAATGGCGAAACTTGTTGCTACACTTCCAACACGCGTACGTCGTGCAACTGAGAAACCTGTAATCGCAGTTTCTTCAAATGTTGCTGAAGCATACAGAACAGCTATCTTAGGTCTTGGCGGTGGGTACTACCTATACCAAGGTGAATCAGTTGTAATGAACTGGCAGGGACAGTACGACGTTGTTGAGTGCCCAGGAATGAGCGACGACACAATGGCGTTTTATCAGAAGTCTAACTTGATTTTTGGTACTAACTTGTTAGACCAATGGAACAGCGTTGCACTTTTGGATATGTACCAATACGACCTTTCTGACAACGTACGTTTCGCTTGTTCTTTCTTCGCAGGTGTACAATACGGTTTCGGTAACGAGATTGCATTCTATCAATACACTGCCTAATCAATACCATTCTAACCCTTGCATAATAGAGGTAGCGGCATAAACACCGCTCCTCTTTTGTGCTAATAAAAAACATAAAAATATGCCAAATTGTGAATTAAGTATCGGCTTTGATTTAGATTGCAAAGACGGAGTAGGTGGAGTGAAGCGAATTGTTTTGACGGAGTGGAACATTGACTATCCTGCCGACATTACGTTGAACGGAAGTGAGGTTATCACGGCACTTCCTGCTGGAGATTTGTGGACGTACGAACTACCTACTCAAACAGCTTCATTTGAAGAAACAATAAACTTTAACCGCGACGCGGGGACAATTTTTTACACGCAGACGGTAAACGTTATGTTGCAGAAATTGTCAAGCGCGAAGCGTTTAGAACTACAAAGCGTTGCAACCTCTCGCGTGGTTGTTTTCGTTGAAGATGCAAACGGCAACTGGTGGGGTGTAGGTGTTGACAACGGCGCAGACCTTTCCACTTCAACAGGTGCAACGGGAACTGTTTTCGGTGACGCTCACGGGTACACCTTAGCTTTCACGCAAGAAAGCATTAAGCGCGCTTATTTATTGAACGACTCTCCGAGCGAGTTAGTTCCTTAATTAAAAAAAAAACTTTTACACATAGAGGAGCAACGCGCTCCTCTGTGATGTAATTTAGACGTAACGTAAAGGAAAGATAGAATGGTTTATCTCAACACAAATACAGCGAATCAATACGCGTATCTTTCGTTAGACGAAGGACGTGCCTATTTCAACGTTGCCTTTACTCATTATCTTCTTGTCATGACCTACGAAATGACAGGTGAAGAACTAGCGCAAGTCGTCGAAGTAATAACCGAGAACGAACGCGTAACAAAAATAAGACTTACCACCGTTGGTTTGGTCGATGCAGGACGTTATCATTACGAAGTGTACGGACAAAACAGCGCAAACAATATAGATCCAACCAACGCCGCCGTTCTTGGTTTGATTGAAAAGAGTTTAATGATACTTCAAGACGGAACAATTTTCTTTGACGTTTCAACACCGACTATTCCTGTCGATGTAATTTATACAGGTGCATAATATGAGCAACATTCAAGCAATAAATTTATCAGCATACGAACCAGTTGAAGCAATCGAGAAAGAGAATCGCGCAGGTTGGATTGACTACGGTTTCAACAATTTATTTCCGCAGCACCTTATAACGCTTTATTACAATAGCCCTATTCATAACGCGTTGACGAACTCAATTGCTTACATGATTGAAGGCAAGGGAACGGGTACGATTCTCGACAATGCTTTGCAAGGAATTGCGTTCGACTTAAAATTGCAAGGTTCATTTTGTGCTGAAGTAATTTGGTCGTTGGACTTCACTCGCATTGTGCAAATCAATCACTTGCCGTTTGAGAATTGTCGTTTAGCATACGACAAAGACGAAGACGACATTACAGGAATTTTCTACTCGAAAGACTGGGCGAACACACGAAGCAAAAAAGGTAAACCCGAATTTATTCCTGCGTTCAATCCGTCCATCGCGCAAGAACAACCAAGACAAGTTATTTACGCACACGGCATGATGGCAGGTTCTTCGTACTACGCGAAACCTGACTACTTCGGCGCGTTGAACTACGTTGAGTTGTCTTATCAAATGGGAATGTACCACGTCAATAACATTTTGAATGGTTTGTTTCCTTCATTCATTATAAACTTCTTGAATGGAATACCGCAGAAAGAAGAACGCGAAGCAATACGTCGTGAGTGGGAAACACGTTTGAGCGGAGCAAGTAACGCTGGTAAGTTCTTAATGACCTTCAACGAAGATCCTGCACGCGCTCCACAAATCGAATCGTTTCCACTAAGCGACGCAGATAAGCAATATCAATTTTTATCAGAAGAAACAGCGAAGCAAATTATGGTCGGACACCGCGTTGTTTCACCATTGATTCACGGAATTAGAGATACAACAGGTTTCGGAAGTAATAAAGACGAAATGATTGTTGGCTTAGAGATATTCAACAACCAAGTAATTAAACCTTATCAAAGAATCATCGAGCGTGTTTTCACTCCAATCTTAGGAGAAATAAATATCGAAATGAACTCGCCATTCAACGATGAAGTTGTTGTTGTTCAACCAACGGTTCAAACTGCTGAATTAAAAAAAAAAGTAGTTGCTGCTGAAAACAAGATAAGCAAAGAAGATAGCGCGTTGTGGTTGGCTTATCTTAAAGAGAAAGCGGAATACATCGACGAACAAGAATGGCAATTGCTATCCGACGAAGAAGTAACCAATCCAGAAGGCGAAGAAAATTATCGCACCGAATTTATGAGTGTTCGAGGTTATTCCAACCCCGACGAAAGAGACGCTTTAGACACTGGACTTTACAAAGTCCGTTATTACTACTCAAAGAATTTCACATACAAAGACGGAGAAATTGTAACGCGTGATTTTTGTCAAGAAATGGTTGCGTTGTCAAAAGAAGGGGCGTTGTTTCGTTACGAAGATATTCAAGACATGAGCGACGCAGGGGTGAACGGACAGTTTGCACCTTCAGGAAGTTCAAGTTATAATTTGTTCATTTTTAAGGGCGGTGTTTATTGCCGCCATGCGTGGTTTAGAAAAGTATTTGTACGCAAAAGAGAGAAAGGTCGCTTCCTTCCTAACGACGGATTGAACAACGACAGAGTTGTGACAGGCGGAGTAGCGAACGAACTATTTCCAAAAGGACAAGAAGCGGTTCGTCCTAACGATATGCCCAACAGAGCATCACTAAAAAACTAAAAAAATAAAATGGCACTACAACCCGAAGTTCTTTTAATAGACGAAAATTATATCAAAAAATATAGCTGGATAAACGGCAGCGTTGACCCGTTGTTTCTTTACCCTGCAATCTATTTGGCGCAGGACAAGTACGCACAACTATATCTTGGAACTGACCTATACAACCGCATCAAAGACGACGTGGTGAACGACGACATTACAGGCGCATACGCAACCCTTCTTGACAATTACTTGCGTCGAATGATAATGTGGTGGACGATGTACGAAGTGTTGCCGCATTTGTACGTTAAAACGGACAATGGAAGTTTAGTAATTAGAACAAGCGAAGACACTCAACCAATAAGTCAAACCGACTTGCAGAACTACCGCGATCAATCGCGTCAACAAGCTATGTTTTACACGCAACGAATGGTTGACTATTTGTGTTTCAATCAGTCGGACTTTCCAGAATACACAACGAACACAACACAACAAATTTGGTCGCAAACAAATGTTTATCCGTCGAACGCTTTCGAGATTAGCGACGGACGTGACCGACGACCTTACGAATATAGAAGAATTGGTTTAGGTTGGTTAAGATAACAAACACAAAAAACACATGGCTACAAGGGGACGAAAAAAAGACATGGTTAAGCAAAAGATTTACGAAGAAAAATTCCGTAAATATTTAGTAAAAAAAGAAAAACAAATAAAGAAGTTGTCGAATGAAAATTAACGCTGAAGGATATTCACTAATTAAGAAGTTTGAAGGTTGTCGATTGAAGGCGTACAAGTGTCCCTCTAACGTGTGGACGATTGGTTTTGGAAATACTTTCTACGAAAACGGAGATAAGGTCAAAGACGGCGACGTAATCACTCAGCAACGAGCTGACGAATTAGCGAAGTTTATCATCGACCAATTCGCTATGTCAATCACACCGTTCATTTTACAACCACTCAACGAGAATCAATTCAGCGCGTGTGTTTCACTTGCGTACAACATCGGTACTGGCGGCTTCAAACGTTCGTCTGTATTCAAAAAGTTAAACATCAACCCAACAGACGCAACCATTGCCGATTCATTTCGTTTATGGAACAAGGGCGGCGGTGTTGTTTTGAAAGGTCTTGTCCGTCGTCGTGAAGCTGAGATACAACTATACTTCAAATGAACACAGAAAACGAAATTACTTTGATACACGAACAATTGCAGGGCATGGATAAAAAGATTGACCGCATTTACAACGTGTTAATCGGTGACGATCAAATGAAAATTGAAGGTCTTGTTAGCAAGGTGCAGAAGCACGACAAGTACATTCAGAACCAACGTTTACAGGTTGCTCGTTTGGGTGGTATTGCAACCGCCGCAGGTGTGGTTGGTGGTTTAATTGTTCAACTAATAATAAAAATGATATGAAAGAGTGGTTCAAATCTTTGTTAAGTAATTGTTCGAAAGTATCGAGCAAAAGAATTATTGCTATATTTGTTGTAATAAATTTAATCGTTATTAGTTACATCGCCACGTTTTCTGAATATGATTGTCCTATTTCAATGTTTGATACATTAGCATTGTTGACAGGTGGCTTGTTTGGTGGTACTGTAATTGAACGATTTGCAAACCAAAAAACAAATGGCGGGACAACTCAAGACAATAGCGAGAACAACAGCTGAACAAATTTGCTCGCGCTTTCCAGAAACACCTTCGCTTACTTTGGCGAAGAAATTGTTTGCTGAATATCCCGAAATTTATAACGACATCGAACACGCAAGAACAAACGTGCGAATGATTCGAGGTAAGATTGGCGTGAAGAATAAAAAAGAATTAGCAGATAAATCTTTGGTTGAAGAAAAACCACGATCACTCAACCCATTTGCACTTCCGAAGTCTTACGCAAAGAAACGCAGACACGTTGAGGTGAAGGGAACGAAGTTCTTAATACTTTGCGACTTACACTTTCCATATCAAGACAACGAAGCAATTGAGTGCGCTATAAACGAAGGAATAAAACAAGGGTGTGATTCAATCATTTTGAATGGTGACGCGTTAGATTGTCACATGATTAGCGACTTCGTTAAAGATCCGCGTAAGCGTAAATTCAAAGACGAACTATATTCTATTCGTCAATTCCTTGCATCGCTTCGACACACGTTCCCGAACGCAAATATTTACTACAAAGAAGGAAACCACGAAGAAAGGTACTGGCGTTACATGAGAATCAAAGCGCCTGAGTTATTTGACATCGACGCGTTTGATTTTCCTTCGCTTACCCATTGCGATAAGCACGGTGTGAAATGGATTGACGGAAAGAGCAAACTGAATATCGGAAAACTTTCAATCTTTCACGGACACGAATTTGGAAAGCAATTCCTTCCGTCTGTCAACGTGGCGCGTGGGTTGTTTATGAAGACAAAAGTTTCGTCTATGTGCGGACACCACCACCAAACAGCAGAACACAACGAACGCGACGCGAATGGAAAATTTATAACGTGTTGGGGCGTGGGTTGTTTGAGCGAGCTTAGTCCCGACTACAACCCGTATTCAAAATATAATCATGGGTTTGCTATTGTGAGTAAAGGAAAAAATGGTTACTTTAGCGTTCACAATTATCGAATACACGAAGGGCAAATTTTATAAACCAAAAACAAAACAAGTATGTTAATCACGACAATTTTTTTATTCAGCGCGCTAGTTAGCGTGTTGTGGGTTCGAGGCATCGAAAAGATGGCTAAGGAACACCCAGACTACGACGGAACTGACTTTATCTAAACGCACAATGGACGAAAGAAAATACCAACCCGACGCAGTTATTGTTATAATTGCAACAAGTGTTTTTTGGCTGCTTGTTTGTCTTGCATTTTGGAACTTCAACCCGAAAATTCAGACTGAAATTCAGGTACAAAAACAAGACAGCATAATTTATTATAACAGCGGCGAATACGACCGCTTGCTTCAAGAAGAAATTGATTTATACGGAACATACAGAAGATATGAAGACGCTCAACTTACAGCCAAAACCGCCTATAAAAGAACTCGTGATGCTATTGTTGTTCGAGATACTATTGTTCGCGTTGATGTGGTGCGTTTGGTGAATAGTTGCGACAGCGTTATTGCTTCCGATTC